ATAAAGTGTGGGGGTTTGGGGTGGGGGGGCAAGGCAATGTCTCAGTTATTCCCCAGTGCCTTAATACATGATCCACCCCAAGGATATGTCAATGTAGAAAAGGCTGATATTCTTTTTGTTTGTGTACCGACTCCGAATCCTAACGAAGGGAAACTAGATACTTCGATAGTTGAGCAAGTTGTTCGAGACAGTAAAGATGGTTTAATTGTTATTAGATCAACGGTTAACCCAGGGACTTGCGATTACTTAGTTGGTAGATACCACAAAAGAATTGTTTACCAACCAGAATATTTAGGTGAAACTCCCAACCACCCATTTCTTGATCCTAAAACAAGACCATTCTTGATTATCGGGGGAAAACCAGAGGATAGGAGAGAGTTAATCAATCTTTACACGACAGTTTATAACGCCAACGTGACGATAAGGCAGGTTAGTAGACTAGAGGCAGAAGTGATAAAACTAAGTGAGAATAGGGCAATCGCCTTTAAAGTAGCCGAGTGTCAGGAGTTGTACGACGCTTGTGAGAAGGCAAATATTGACTACTATACGATTCGGGATGCGGTTTATGGAGACGACCTGAGATTTAACCTTTGGTGGACTTTTGTCTATCCTGACAAGCGGGGGATGAACTCGAAGTGTTTGCCGAAGGATGTTTACTCTTGGTGTGCGTGGGCAGAGTCTTTAGGATACAAACCAGAAATAACTAGAGCAATTTTAGAAAGGAACAAAAGGTGGGTAAATGAAAAGAGTTGATATTAGTACAAAAAAACATCCCAACACTTTTGCCCTAGTTGATGATGAAAATTTTGAGTATATAAACCAATGGAAATGGAGATGTAATAATTCTGGTAGTGGTTATGCCGTTAGGAGAATTGGTAATCGAACAATACATATGCATAGAGTTATAAACCAAACGCCAGATGGGTATTGGACAGACCACATAAATAGGAATACATTGGATAATCGGGGATCGAACTTGAGAACTGTTACTCCAAGTTTAAATATATTAAATAGTATTACCCGAAAAGATAGTAAATCTGGGTATAGGGGAGTTACTTGGCTAGGTTGGAAAAAAGAGTGGAGGGCTAGGATTACTATCAACAAAAAACAGATTTTCCTTGGTTATTTCCAGAATAAAGATGAGGCTTATTGCGCTAGGTTGGCGATAGAAAGGAGACTAATTTCATGGATTTGAGTATACTTGTTCCATCAAGGAATGAGATGTTCCTTTCTAAGACTATTCAAAACATCCTCGAGAATATCGAAGGTGACACCGAAGTTATTTGTGTTCTGGATGGCGCTTGGGCCGATCCTCCCGTCGCTGATGATCCGAGAGTAACTCTTGTCTATCACAACCAATCAATAGGCCAGAGAGCAGCGACCAATGAGGCTTGTAAACTATCAAAAGCAAAATTTGTAATGAAAGTTGATGCTCATTGTGCTTTTGATAAAGGTTTTGATGTCAAACTAATGGCTGATATGCAAGACGACTGGACGGTTGCCCCTTTAATGAGGAATCTTCATGCTTTTGATTGGGTTTGTAAGAAGTGCGGAGATAGGCGATACCAAGGCCCGACACCGACTTCCTGCCCTAAATGTGACAATAAAACCGAATTTGAACGGGATGTAATGTGGGTCGCTAAACCTAGTCCACAAAGCACTTCCTATTGTTTTGATATAGAACCCCACTTTCAGTACTTCGGGGAGTTTAAGAAGCGTCCAGAAGGCCAAGGTGACATTACAGAGTCGATGTCACTACAAGGATCGTGTTTTATGGTTACTAGGGATAAATACTGGGAATTAAACCTTTGTGACGAGAGTATGGGGAGTTGGGGAAGCCAAGGGATTGAGGTGGCGTGCAAGACTTGGCTCTCGGGAGGGCGAGTGATGATTAACCATAAGACTTGGTACGCTCATATGTTTAGGACGCAAGGTGGGGATTTTGGTTTTCCTTATCCTTTAGGGGGTAATCAGGTTTCCTCGGCCAAGAAAAAAGCAAAGGATTTATTCTTTAATAATAAGTGGGACAAAGCGATTCACCCTTTGTCTTGGTTGGTAGAGAAGTTCTGGCCGGTTCCCAAGTGGACACAAGCAGACTTAGATAAATTAAAAGGCATCTCGACTCCGACCAAAGGGATCATCTTCTACACCGACAACCAACTAAATCTTCACATTGCCCATAAAGTTCAAAAACAACTTAAAAAGATAGGATTGCCAATCATCAGTTCCAGTCTCAAACCAATGAATTTCGGCAAGAACATAGTCATACACGAAAAGAGAGGATATTTGACCCTAGCTAAGCAAATCTTAGCGGCGCTAGAGGCAAGTGAGGCTAATATTATCTTCTTTTGTGAACACGATGTTTTATACCATCCTTCTCACTTTAACTTTACCCCACCATCCAACTCACTATTTTATTATAACCAAAATGTCTGGCGGTTAAGGTCAACCGATGGTTTTGCGGTTCACTATGATTGTAACCAATTAAGCGGTTTGTGTTGCTATCGGGACTTGGCGATTCAATATTACAAAGATATTGTGAAGAAGATAGAAAAGGAAGGATTTAGTATGAAGACAATTAGTTTTGAACCGGGAACTAGGGATAATCGGTGGGTGGCCTGGAAATCAGAACAGCCGAATGTGGACATCAGGCATGGAGCCAATCTCACTAAATCCAAGTGGAGTCCTAAAGACTTTAGAAATCCAAAATACTGCATTAATTGGGAATCTGCCTATGAAATACCCTTCTGGGGCAAGATAAAACTTACCTTAAAATAGTTTCTTTGTATAAACTTTAAATATGGCAAAAGGAATTTACCCAAGAACAGAAAAACATCGGGCAATAATATCTGCTTCTATGAAGGGAAAAAAAAGACCACCTTTCTCTAAAGAGTGGAGGGAAAAGATAAGATTGGCTAATTTGGGGAAGAAAAGAAGCCAAGAAACCAAGAAAAGGTTAAGTGTGTCTCATTTAGGACAAAAACCTTCGGAGAAACAAAGAGCCATGATGAGAGCAAAGACTGGGGAAAAACATCCTAATTGGAGAGGCGGAATATCTTTTGAGCTATACACGATAGATTGGACGGAAACACTTAAAAGAGCGATTAGAGAGCGTGATAATTATATTTGTCAACTTTGTAGTCAATATGGGGACAATGTTCATCATATTGATTACGATAAAAAGAATTGTAATCCTAATAATTTAATTACGCTTTGTCGAAAATGTCATACTAAAACAGGTCATCGTAGGGAATACTGGATAGACTTCTTTGAAAGGAGGGCAAGATGAGCGTGATTTGTGATAGTTATAGTGAAAGTAATGCAACAGGTAGTGGTGCTAGTGCCCTGATAGGGTGTTCTTTTACCGGAGATGGAGGGACTCTTAATAGTATAAAACTCTATTTAGCGAATGACGGTGAAGTATCAGAATCATTAGTAGTACGAATATATGCCGAAACACACGCAACTGCCTACGGAACGGATAGCATTCCTACTGGGGACGTATTGGCTACATCTGGGATAGTAGATAGTTCGATAATCGGAGTTGATCCTGAACTAATAACTTTCACTTTCACTGGAGCAAACAAAATAGTTCTTACGAACGGAAACTATTATGTTTTGGTTTTAGTTCAGTCTGGTGGGTATATCACATGGTATTATGATGCAACTTCGCCGTCTCATCCTGGAAATCACTGTGAATGGGATGATGGCTGGACTTCAGATACTGTTGCCGATAGGTGTTTCTATGTCTACAGAGATGACATTGCTTCAGTTAGTGTTAGTCCTTCAGTGAGCATTAGTTTGTCACCTTCGGTCTCACCGTCCATAAGCGAATCGTTATCTCCATCTGTTTCTCCTAGTATAAGCATCAGTCTTAGTCCTTCGACTTCTGGTGCAGAGGAACGTTCAGCAACAGGTGGAAACAACATTTATACAGACGGGGACTATAAAGTTCATAAGTTTACTTCTGATGGTACTTTTACTCCTGATTTTAGCGGTAATGTAGAAGTTTTAGTAGTTGCTGGTGGAGGTGGTGGAGGATGTTATGCTGGCGGTGGGGGAGGAGCAGGTGGGCTTGTTCACAATGCTACAGTTGCTGTTACTGCAGATACTGGTGTTGATGTAGTTGTCGGTGGTGGCGGAACTGGTGGTTCTGGTGGAGCATCTGACCCCGGTGATGATGGCGTCGCTTCATCCTTCGGGACAGTATCAGCGACAGGTGGTGGAGGTGGTGGAGGTGACGGTGACGGGAGGCCAGGTGGTTCTGGGGGTGGTGGGGGAGATTACCCACAGTCAGGAGGAGCAGGAGTACCAGGACAAGGATATGATGGTGGAGATACACAACCAGACCATCAAGGTGGTGGAGGTGGTGGAGGAGCGGGAGAAGAAGGCCATGTTGGACCATCAGCAAATAACGGAGGGATTGGGGGAGACGGAACAAGTGACTATTCTGACTTATTAATTGTTGCCGAAGCTGGTGTAGATGTAGGTGGCGTTCATTATATTGCTGGGGGTGGTGGAGGAGCTTCTATTACTATCGAGGCCGCAGGAGGAAAAGGTGGGGGTGGAGTAGGCGGAGTTCACCCTTCAAATGGTGGTGCTGGAGTTGATAATACTGGTGGAGGAGGTGGAGGAATTTGGATAACTTCTACTGCAGGGAGTGGCGGTTCAGGGATTGTCATTGTCAAATATGACACAACTGTAGGCGGTGGAAGCGTTAGCCTTTCACCGAGTGTTAGTATATCTTTAAGCCCAAGTGTTTCCGAATCGCTTAGCGTTTCTCTTTCCCCCTCCGTAAGCGAATCATTATCACCCTCGGTCTCTGCTTCTCCTAGTGTGAGTGTTAGTCTTAGCCCTTCGGCCTCTGAGGCGATTTCGGGCTGGTATGGCGGTACTTGTGATTGGGCTTACCGGGTCAAGATAACGGTTGACAAAGACTTAGTTGGTGGTGCAGACCAGTCTGCTTTCCCTGTTTATGTGGATTTATCCGATCTACCAGCAGGATTTCATACCCATTGCAACCAGACTGACGCTAGGGATATTCGGGTAACTACTTCTGATGGGGAAACTGAAGTCCCAAGAGAGGTTGTTTCTTACACCGCCGCTTCTGATACGGGAGAGTTGTGGTTTAAAGGAGATTTGGATAAGGATGCCGACACCGACTTCTATATATATTATGGAAATGCCGGAGCTTCAGACTATGCGGTAGACGCTGAGTTCGGAAGGAACGCGGTTTGGTCGAATGGCTTTGTGCTAGTGTTTCATCACGCTGAGGCTTCATATAGTGGGGTTGAAGACGAAGTAGTTGATTCCTCTGGTAATGCTAACCACGGTACTAGCACTAGCGCGACTATCGCTGCTGGAATGTTAGGGAACGGGGTTGATTACTCCACTCCCGGCTATATTTTAGTTCCCGATAATGACAATTTAGACGGGATGGCGAAACTTACTCTTTCGGCTTGGTATCAAAGCACAAAAACCTCTGGGCAGAATATATTGATAAATAAATGGGATTGGAGAGTACCAACTCCTGTCGCCTATCACTGGCGGGTAGAAAATAATAAGGCTCGTATCATGATAAACGACTATGGTTCAGAAGTAGCGGGAGCAACGGATGTTTCCACTGGAGAGTGGGTTCACCTCCAGATGACTTATGATTCAACTGCGACAAGCGCAATCGTATACTTTAATGGGGATAACGATGGTTATAACGCCGCTTGGGACAAAGGAAACGTAAATACTCCAACCCTAGGCGTTTCTATAGCCAAATTCCCACAAGAAGGTGCCGCCAATAGTGGCTTGATGGATGAGATGCGAATTGTAAATGACGCTAGAAGTGCCGGTTGGGTTACTTGCGAATACAACAACCAAAATGCTCCAGATACTTTTTATGGGGTGGGAGCGGAAGAACCTTGTAGTGCAGGGGGATCAGTCAGTTTGTCTCCAAGTGTTTCCCCAAGTGTTTCTATCTCATTAAGTCCTTCAGTCTCGATTAGCCTTTCACCGAGTGTAAGTGAGTCGTTGTCTCCGTCGGTTAGCGAGAGTCTGTCACCTTCGGTGAGTCCGAGCGTGAGTATTAGTTTATCGCCGTCAGTAAGTCCGTCGGTATCGGTTTCCCTTTCACCTAGTGTGTCTGAGAGTCTCTCTCCTTCCGTCAGCCCTTCGGTGTCTATTAGTCTTAGCCCTTCAGTCAGCCCGAGCGTTAGCATTTCCCTTTCTCCATCTATTTCACCAAGTGTTTCGATTTCACTTTCGCCCAGTGTCAGTATTTCATTGTCTCCGAGCGTATCACCCAGTATTTCTATTTCTCTGAGTCCCAGTGTATCTCCAAGTGTTTCGCTATCATTAAGTCCAAGCGTATCGGTTAGTCTAAGTCCTTCGGTAAGCCCGTCAGTGTCGATTTCATTGTCTCCAAGCGTTTCGCCATCAGTTTCAATCTCTCTAAGTCCGTCCGTTTCTCCGAGCGTGTCTATTAGTTTGAGTCCGAGTGTAAGTAAGTCTCTTTCTCCCTCGGTCTCACCCTCAGTCTCGGTTTCTCTGAGTCCCTCGGTCTCGCCGAGTGTTTCTATCAGTCTTAGTCCATCGGTGTCCATTTCTCTTTCTCCCTCGATAAGTCCTAGTGTTAGTAAAAGTTTATCGCCTTCCGTTTCCCCATCAGTCAGTATTTCATTGTCGCCCAGTGTTAGCCCCTCGGTCTCAATCTCGTTAAGTCCAAGTGTCAGCGTTAGTCTTTCACCTTCGGTTAGTATAAGTCTATCGCTCTCTGTTTCCCCTAGTGTCTCAATTTCTCTATCGCCCAGCGTCAGTCCTTCAGTCTCTATCAGTTTGTCGCCATCTGTTAGTCCGAGTGTATCTATTTCTCTTAGCCCCAGCGTATCCCCAAGCGTCTCGGTATCATTAAGTCCAAGTGTATCAATTAGTCTCTCGCCCAGCGTCAGTCCATCTATCTCTGTTTCCTTGTCGCCTTCCGTATCACCAAGCGTTAGTGTTTCCCTAAGTCCTAGCATTTCTCCGAGCGTTTCACCTTCTGTAAGTGTTAGTATTAGTCCATCCGTCTCAGTATCTCTTAGCCCGAGTGTGTCACTTTCCCTTTCACCATCAGTATCTCCATCGGTTAGTGTTTCTCTCTCGCCTTCGGTCTCGGTAAGTTTAAGCCCTTCCGTTAGTCCGTCGGTAAGTCCAAGTATCTCAGTTAGTCTTTCGCCATCGCTTTCCCTTTCAATTTCTCCCTCGGCCTCGGTAAGTTTATCGCCCTCTATTAGCCCTTCGGTATCTCCCTCGGTATCTGAAAGTCTTAGTCCTTCAATCTCACCATCCGTTTCGGAATCTCTTTCCCCGAGTGCCAGTATTAGTCCTTCACCTTCAGCCCCTATTTGGACAGATAAATATGAGTTTAAGGGAACAGTTTATGTAAATAAATATTCAAATGTGGGGAACACTTTTACCAATAAGTATTCTGCAAAACCAACGGTTTGGGCTAACAAATACAAAACATATAAATAATTGCCTAAAAATATTATGACAGGCTAAGATAAAAATATGCCACAACCAACAACCGAAAAGATACCAAATACAAGGATGCAAAGATTTCAGATTAGAAGTGTAATTGGGGGAATTAGCGACTATTCTGATAGGGGTACTTTGGGTTCCTTCAAATTCGCTTCCGGATTGGATATTAGAAAACAAAATGATTCTATCTCTTGCCAGCAAGGATTGGTTGAAGAAAGTGAAGGAGTGATAACCGATTTGATTATGTTTTTTGTCCCGGCGTCTGATGGTTATACTTATGGATTCGGAGATGCTGGGAATATCTATCAGCGTGATCCCGCAACAAAAGAATGGACATTAGTATATACGATGGAGAAGCTACCAGACTAAAAATATGGCAGACATATATCCAATATCAGGTGCGGCAGAATGGATAAATGATAGTAGCGAACACTATCTTTATTTTGCAAGTGGAACATATTTATATAGAAAACCACTTCCAGGTGCATCCGATTGGTCAGATGTTGAAAGTTTTGGTTCTTTAGAAGATGTTGATTGGCACACGATGAAAGTGGCTGACGGGGCATTGATGATTTGTAATGGTTCAATGCTAGCAATGGTTGGTTGGGACGAATCATATACAACTGAAGCGGTAGTAGTCTATCCCGATGAGTTGACTAAAACAATAATTGAACGACAAAATCTAGTTGTAATCGGCACATACAAGAATAATTCTTCGGAAAAAGGGGCTTTATACACTTGGGAACAATCTGCTCTTAATTTTATTCAAAGAAAGGAAATCCCTTCAGGAGCAATCAATGGAATAGTTGATACCGAATTAACCTTAATGCAAGCGGGGGATAAGGGAGGCATTTTTTATTCCGACCTTATAAATTCAGTGGCAATAACAGCAATTCCTGGAGAGGGTGAAGTTAATCCAGGAGGGGTAGATGTTGATGACGGATTAGGGTTGTTTGGGATGTTTGGCGGAGACAACCCCGGTGTTTATTCCCTGGGGAGAAACCGCAAAAACGCCCCTTTTGTTTTGAATTTAGATTATCCTTTAGATTGTGATGAGATAGGAGCAGTATGTTTAACTTATTAGGAGGATTGAATGGCTAAATACTGGGTAGAAGGAAGCGGAGATTGGAGTGATACTGCACATTGGGACGCCGATTCCGGTGGAGCAGGTGGAGATAGTGTTCCTATTGCTACTGATGATGTAATTATAGATGACCAATCTGGAATTAGTGGAGGAACAATAACTTGCAGTGCTAATCCCCATGTTGGTTGTCATGATTTTACTTCTACTACTGGTTTTAGTTATACAATAGATAAATCTGGACAATTTGTTAGTATTCCAATTTACGGTTCCTTAACTTTAGAGAGTGGAATAACATTTGGAACTGGTTTTGTAATAAATATTGTTTCTCCAGATACAGGAGAAACAATTACAACAGAAGGAGTAACTATTCCTCAAATGAATATTGGAGATTCTTTACAACCAACTGCCTCATATACACTTCTTGATGATTTAACGGTAACCGGATCATTAAGAATTTATAATGGAACATTTGATGCCAATGATTTTAGTGTAACTGCTGGAAATATCTCTTTTTGGGGACAAACAGGATTTTTTACTCCTACGATTATTATGGGTTCTGGAGTTTGGCTAACAGGTTCGTGGGACGCACAATCACAAGACTATAGTGATGCTATAACTATTGTTCCTGAAACATCATTGATAGTTTTTATTTCAGGTTCTTTTTCAAGTAATATATTTGATGGTGGAAGTAAAATATATAATGATTTTATGATTGTTGGAACAGATAAACTTATTATTAGAGGTTCAAATACATTTAATGAATTTGAAGTTGATGAAACTCCGGTTGAAATCTGGTTTCAGCAAGGAATTACAACAACCTTTCTTGTTGCTCCTAATTTATTAGGTGTGATGGGTTCAAATATTACGATTAGTAGTGTTTCAGACTTTGATCCTAATGTAGAGGGCGATCAGCAACATTATCTTTCTTTTTCGTCAGGAACAGTTCAATGCGATTACCTTGATATAAGCAACTCAAATGCAATGGGTGGGGCTACATGGAATGCTGGAGCTAATTCTATAGATACAACTAACAATGATGGTTGGATATTTGCTACAACTCCGACAACTCCAGTAGTGGACGATATTCTAATTTCTTATAAAGAAGGCGATACTTATGGAGTAAAGAGGGTTGATCCCGATACAAAAGGAGTAGGAACTTATTACAGCCTTGATTTAGTTGCCCCCAAAGAGTTTGCCCGACCCTTACTTTGGAAGTCAGTAGTCTTGCAAACAAAACCAATGCCCGAAGGAACTTCGATTGAACTTTACTATGAAATTAACAAAAACGGAGAATGGATTCAAGCAACGATGGTTGACGGAGTAGAATCGTTTACCGAAGGTAATGAGGCAATCTTTTTAATTGGGGCGGAGGGAATGATTTTTGGGTTTGGTTTAGTTCTTAATCCTTGTGCCAATGAAACGCCAGAAATTTATTTACCCATTTATATAAATTTCGAATGACATGCCAACATATATATCACCAATTCTAAACGATACCACCCTTCCAACCGAAGGGATGCCAATTAATCAGCCAACGGAAGTAAATCCCCCCGATACTTATTCTCCACCTGTTATTCCCGATAAGGATATTTCTTTATTTGATAGAAATTCAAAATTACTTACTTCAGATAACCCCGTTCAAACAATAACTGGGACTTTCAACTTTGGGGAATGGTTAAGTATAGATGCGACTAACAAAAGATTGATTATAAATGACGGGATAGTCGATAGAATTGTGTTAGGAGATTTGGGTTCAGGTTTATACGGAATACAACTAAGTGTTCCCTATGTGGATGTTAAATATGGAACGGGGGATGACTTGATATTTGATACGACGAACCTTTGGGAGCATAGTGCTGTAAACGGAGCCTTCCAGACAGCAGATGGGCAGGTAATTGTGATAACAAATGGAGTTGTTACTGATATTCAGTTACAAAGTCCCAGTGTTTCGCCCTCAACTTCGGTTTCTAAATCACCTTCGGTGAGTAAGAGTGCGAGTCCGAGCGTGTCACCATCGGTATCGGTTTCTAATTCTCCAAGCGTCAGCATTTCTTTAAGCCCAAGCGTGAGTCCAAGTGTGTCAATATCATTAAGCCCGTCGGTGTCAGCACCGCCATAATAATTGCCTAAAAATATAATAAAAGTATAAAGTAAAAATATGTTAGAAACACTCGGAGACATAGTAACAGAAATAACTAACCGGTTGGGAACAACGGTCGGTTCAACTTTCTTTACTCCAACTAAGATTCAGGCTACGGCGATTGATGCCTATAATTGGGCAACTTCCATCTATCAATGGCCACAACTAGAGATAGCGAAAATTACCACAACAGTTAAAGACCAGTATTATTACGACTACCCAGAAGGATTTATTGTCGATAGTGTTTCAAGAGTAATCGTAGATGATGATCTTTACGAAATTAAAAACTTTGACGACTTTTTGAACTATAAATATATCGAAACCGGAGAGAAGGATTTGACTATCTCCTCAGACTACGGACAACAAATCTTCCTTTACCCTACCCCGACAGTCGATGGTCTTAATATCATTATCTTTGGGTTACAGGTAGCGACCCCTTTAGAAGATGACGATGATGAGACTATCTTTACCCATGAAGGCATCATGGGTAACGAGGCAGTAGTTAAAAAGTCTTTGGGTGTATTGCTACCACAAGCCAATCGCAAACAAGAAGGCCAAGCGGAAGAAGCCGAAGCGATAGCAATATTATCTAATATGTATTCCAAAATACTAAAAAGGCAGGCTAAATATCAAAGGCTTGATAAACAAATGTTTGAAGTGCCAGACTATTTTGCTGGTAATGTTGACCAAGAAGTTAAAAATAATATAGGGGGGTTTTAAAATGAAAGATAAGTGTTGTAATTTAGTTAGAAAGTCGCCAAAAAAAATTATTGCTTTTCTTAAGTCAAAAATAAAGGCATTGAGGATTAAAAAATGAGTAATATTTATAGTCCATCATCTTTAGGGGTTACTCCACCAGCAGGAGGATTTCAGACTGGCGGTTGGTATTCGGGTAGGCAATATTGGAATGGAACTTTGTCTGAACCGGGGGTCATTCACCCCGAATCAAATCAACAAGGGGCAGGGCAGACAGTCTCTCCTCAAGTAAATGCCGCTTCAGCCGCTCAACAGGGAGTAAGCCCTCAGCAACTTGAAACTTATTTGCAACAACAAAGAGACCAATCGGCTCAGGTTGCTCCGGCGGCCTCTGTTACTCCCACTCCTCAAGAAAATGTCACTCCGGCCGCTACAACAGGCGTAGAAACCGCCGGAACGGGGGTAGGGTACACCACCCAGCCTACGATTGATTTACAGTCGCTTTACAATCAAGCCTATCAAACTGCCGGGATTGCCGACTTACAGACTAAATACTCGGAAATGCAAAAAGCCCTTACCGAGGCTAAAGGAAAAAATAACGACAACCCATTTCTATCAGAAGCCTCTCGTGTTGGCCGGGAAGCGAAATTACAGAAACTTTTTGATGAAAGAACCGCCAATATCCTAAGCGATATTGCCATGAAGAAAGCTGATGTAGAAACACAAATGAATCTTGCCACTAAACAATATGATATTAATACCCAAGCCTCTAAAGATGCCCTTAATCAATTCAATTCACTCCTCAGTGCCGGAGCCTTAAATAATGCTTCCGGTCAGGATATTGCTAACTTAACCAAAGCAACAGGTCTTTCCAGTACTATGATCCAGAGTGCAATTAAAGCGAATAAGACTAAAGGAGCTCAAACAACGAGTTATAGCGACGGAACCAATGACTATTTTGTGACGGTTGATAATGATGGAAATATTATAAACAAGCAAGTAATTGGAAAGACTGCTCCAACAGCGGCACAAAGAAACGCCACAACGGGAACAGCGGGAACAACTGGAACTAAAAGTGGAGATAAGGCTGCGAACATAGAAAATGTAAAAATATCAGCAAGTTCAGGAACGACCTTACAGCAAATTTACATGGCTTATAAAGGTGTTCTAACAGCATCAGAAATTCAAGCGGCTTATGACGCTACTTCTACTTGGGGAAAGTCTGATGAAACATTAGCCCAGATAGTAGCATGGGGAAATCAATAATTAAATATGTATGACAGTAATAGCACCTATTATCAACGGTCAAACCTCAACAACAACTTCTCCAGTTAGAAGGTCAGGAGTTATTGCCCCGATAATAACAAAAACAACCCCAACTCCCCAACCAACTCAGGTAAGTCAACCAATCCAGCCGACTCAGGTTAGTCAACCGATGAACGCTTGGCAAAAGATTGGTTCTACCATTTCAAATGTAATAGGAACCATTAAAGGAAAACTTTCTAACGGGAATAAAGTAGAATTAATTACTTCTCCTCAAAAACTTAACATTCCCCAGTTAGAACTTACTTCGGAACCAAAGACACCTTCGGCAAAATTAACACCAGTGGCTCAGGAAAAAGTCGCACCAGCCGGAGAAAAAGTTAATCAAGCATTAAGTACTGTTCAAAAGGTAGTCGATATTGCCGGGGACATTCCTATTTCAACAATATATGGCTTTTTTACTGGCGAGAAAGTTTCACTTTCTTCTCCTGAAAGTATTAAATTAAGGGAATTTTTTGACCCAAAGGAATACGTAGGGGGAAGGGTTGGAAAATCGATCGCCGCCGATCTTAGGCTTGGGTTCCTAATATATTTTCAGATGGCGGGGATGACCCCACGAGTTAATTTATCAGGGCCTCCTTCGGGTTATAACCCATTAAATGCACTCAAGGGTGGGACGGTAGGAGCAGGAATAAGTACAGGATTAAATGTTCTTGCCGGCGAACCAATTAATAAAGGAGAAGCCGCAGGTGCTTTTGTACTCGGGGGTATTTTCGGATACCTGCAACCAGACCCGATACGAACAGCGACCAAACAGGAACTTAACAAGGCTTATAAAGAACTTGAGTATTACGGGTTTTCGCCCGAGGATTCAGATAATGCGTTCAAGGCTAAGTGGAAACGTGTGTTAGGAGATATAAGTCCTGATAAAATTCCGGGTGGATTTCGAAACGCCACTCCCAATGAAATAATTGAAGCTACAATCGAAACAAAACGATTTAACCAGAATATCGAGATTGTTCGTTCTAGTAGATCGGGTTTGTTCAAGATTCCCGATCTTATTGCTTGGGCAAAAAAACAATTCCCCGGGGAATCAATGACAGGGAGGGAATTAATGAATGTTGAACAACCTCCCGAGATTTTTCCCGGTGAATATACTCCAGACGAAGTTCTCGCTAAAGTTGTCGGAACTCCATTACAGAATACTCCCGACGGTAGAGAACTTGTCAAAGCCGCCTTAACCGCCCAACAACAAGGACAGAGTATAAAGATAAGTGAACCAGCCTCCCAACCTCAACCAGTAGGGGGAGAGATGCCTAATACTCCCCTATTGACATCTTCAAAGGGGAGTGCTAGAATAAAAGTGAAAGGAAATGAACTACCATCAACTGTATTAAATGCGGGCAACCAATTATCAATAGACGGGCGGAAGCTAAATACTGCTCAGCTAGATGCTCTAAACTCTACCTTAAAAGCCAATGGAGGAAGCGAAATAGGGACAAAGTCAACGCCTATAATCATAAGTGGAGAAGAGCTAAAAATGGCGGTAACAGAGAATCCAAAACTTCTTCAAAACTCCGAGATACAACGTGCCTTAAATGTGGCACAACAAAAGACCTCCAACTTGCCCACATCAAACCCCGCTTTACAGGGGGGAAACATAAATGGACAGTTACCTTCTGTCGGAAACATCACTACGCCTTCGACAAAGCTCTTGAGTCCTTCTGGCTCAACAATTAAGGGGGGAATGGGGGGAGTCCCAGAGGGAGTTAAACCACCAGAAATAAAACCTAAAGTAGTTAGTGTTCCAAAAGAGCAACTACCAGTGGGGGAAGGAAAAGTAAAAGCAAGCAGGTTGGAAGCAAGAATGAAGGGCGTGATCGGCCAAGCGACAGAAGAACAAATCAAAGACTTAGGGTTATCTACGTATAATGTAATGAATAAGGACGACCAAGTTACTAAAGCTTCCCAATATGTAGTAAATAACCAACAAGAGGCGTTAGATGTCTTGCAGGGCAAAGTAGAACCTCCAAAGGGCATAATTCCAGAGTCTATCTATGTCGCTTTGGATCAACTTGCAAGACATGACTTTAGTCTAGCGACTAAACTTGAGACACTTCAGGCAACAGCCCTAGGCCAAAGGATAAGTATTTTAAGTGAGATAAACAAAAATTCCCCCACGAGAACACTAAATGAACGTTATCAGATTAAGGAAGCAACTTTTAAGAAAACTCATGGGGGTAAACCGATTGAGGAAGTGACCAATAAGATTGCCGAAAAAGAAATTAAAGAAATCAGAGTCCCAAAATTAACTGACTGGGGCGATATTATTAAGTTAGTGAGGTGTCCAATATGACATGGTGTTTAACGGCCGATGGCGAAGTCAAATTATTAGAGGAGCTTAAAAAGGATGGCAATCCACAGAAGATGGCGGATCGAAGTCCAGAGAAACGTCATGAGTGGTTTGCTAATATACTTGGTGAGGAAGCGGCGACTAAAATAAATGGTTTATACGAAGGACTTCTTGTAAAGAACCAAAAAACGGCCGCCATTAATCTTATTAAAAAGTTGGGAGGGTCAAAAGTTGTACAAAGAGATATGTTATCTAAAGTCCAAGCTCTTGAAAAGGCTCTCGACAAAGCGGGGATTAAAGAACTTTTCAAAGACCTTCTTAGAGTGAAGTTGAATATCGATCCTACAAAAGAACAATATGACAAATTGGTAGAATATGCCGATACAGTTGAAGAAGTGGGGAAAGTAGCGAAAATAGATACTCTTGGAAAGATGAGTAATAAAGAACGGTTTGACTTTGTACACAATAAAGAGACAGGAAAGGCGAATAACGAGGCCTTAATGAAATACGGGAGAGCGGTTATTGCCTTTGATAATTATAGTACCCAACTTAAACAAGAGGCAGCAAGCATGACACTCAAAGAACAACTTGGTCACCCCTTAGAATTTGGTAAAAAAATAGTTAGTTCGGCACTAGATGCTTCAAAGGCAAGTAAGGCTTCCATGGATGATAGTGCCTTACTTAATCAAGGATTCCCGACACTTGCAAATGCATTGACAGCCAATATCTGGAAGAACAATGCTATAGACTCTTTACAAAACATGGTTAAGACAATCGGAGGTCAGGAAGCGTGGGATGAGATAAGGGCTTATGCGGTATCTAGGCCAAACTATATTACTGGAATGTATAAAAAGGCGAATTTGGCAGTTATGGTAACAGAAGAAGATTTCCCCAAATCAGTTATTGAGGCGACACTCAATCTACCTCAATCTATTGTCGGGAAGATTACACCAGAAGATTTAAAATCGGGGAGAATATACAAAACTTTTGAGGCCGTAAAATTAGGGAAGTTATACAAGGCTTCGGAAGTAGCTTTTAGTGGATTCCAACTTAAAAATAGACTCGATGTTTTTGATTTATTCCTTTCGATAAGTGATAAGTTTAACCAAAAGATAACACTAGCAACAGTCCACGATACGGGTTTGGGGCAACTTGTAAATTCCCTTACTGCTAGGGGAAGTCTTGGCAAACTTGAACCAGTGGGAAATATTATCAATGCGCCATTTTTCTCTTTAAGAAAATTTGTAGCAACTGCCGAGGGGTTTTTCTTTTACCAACCCGGGAAGAAAAGTACATATGTTCGAGGACTTGGAATAATGGCAAGGCTTCAAGAGATACTTCTTGTTGCAGTTATTCTTGGAATAGCAAAAATGTTGAAAAAGGACAGTGTTGAAGAAGACCCGACAAGTGCTGATTATGGAAAGATAAAGATAGGGGATACTCGCTTTATTATTGATGAAAAGGCCTCTCTTACAACTCTTGCTATGAGGATAGTCGAGGGAAAGTATAAAAGTAGCACGACTGGAGAGATTTCAGAAATTAATACTGGGAAATTTGGTTCAAAGACAAGTATGGATTTATTAGAGGATTTTTCGGAGAGTAAATTATCCCCATTTTCTGCCCAATTAGTAGAAATAATAAATAGACAAACCAGAGAAGGAAATAAACCGACGGTTGGGAGTGTATTAAAGGGAATGTATGCTCCGCTCGGAATCGAAAATATCATAGATACTCTGAAAAACCCGAAAGCGGCAAACTTAGTAGCGATAACTATTGCTGATTTCTTTGGGATACCTACTAACACCTATTCTGGTTCAAATTTAATGAACCAATACCTTCCTGAAGGTGCAATAATTACCAATGATAGTTTTATAGAAACAATCAATACATATGCGAAAGCAAATAACGTTAACACGGACGAAGCATTTAATAAAATGTTTGCAGGGCAAATGGTAATTAGTGTGGACAAAGATCATGTTACCGTTATAAAAGAGGGTGAGCAAGTAAGCAAGGTGAGTGGAGGGAAGGTTATTGTTGAACGTATGTCTGTGGCCAAATCCACTGCCGCTAAGAAAGCCGCCCAAGCGAATAATCCCAAAATGAAATTAGACCATATTGTTCCTCTCGAATTTGGGGTCAACAATGGTGGCAATAACTCTCCAAGTAATCAGAGAATGGTAACTACCTCCGAATGGTCGAGTTACACTAAAGTCGAGAATGCCTTGGGGAAAGCTCTAAAAAATGGGAAAATTAGTGGAGAAGAAGCGGTAAAACAAATCAAATACTTTAAGAGTATTGCCGATGCCAAGCGAAGGAAGATTTATGGAGATGATCTTATAAACAAGTATAAATAATTGCCTTAAAATAGTTATAAAGAGCAAGATAAAAATATGACCAACGGAGATAAAAAATTTCTTTGGAATGATGGAGTAGATTTAAAAGATTTGTTCTCGGCACAACTTTCCAATATCAAGGAGTTAATTGAGGCTAACGATAGGAACTACAACCAGAGGTTTGAAAGTATTTTGCAGGCTACCCAAGCCGCCTTAGTCGCTTCCGACAGAGCAGTCAACAAAGCCGAGCAAGCCAGTGAAAAGAGATTTGACGCAGTAAACGAATTTCGCAGTACACTTGCGGATCAGCAAAGGAACTTAATGCCGAGGGCGGAGTTGGAAGTAATGATTAAGAGTATGAATGACAAGATTGACGCTTTGAATGTTGCAACGATTGCCAGACAAAGCGAAGGGGTAGGGAAGCAACAGGGGATGGCTACGGTGGCTTTGGTGGCGGGGTTAGTAGCGACAATTATAGGAATACTTATTAAGTTTATAAAATGAACACACAAGTTTTTTTTGACAAATGGAATGGTAAATATCTCGACTTCGATGGTCATTGGGGCTATCAGTGTATGGATTTATTAAGACAATATCTAAAAGAATGTTTAGGGCTTAATCCTTATGACCTTCCTGCTGTTCAGTACGCCAAACAGGTCTTTCAGAACTTCAACCCCTCAAATACCCATTTTACCAAAATAGTGAATACGCCGTCTGGAGTGCCCCTAAAAGGCGATATTATCTTTTGGAACTACTATCCCTTTGTTACAGGCTGGGCAGGCCATGTAGCCCTTTGTATGACCGCAAGTGTTAATAATTTAATCACCTTTGACCAGAATTATCCCACCAACTCCCCTTGCCACTACCAAAAGCATAATTATAGAGGAGTTATGGGGTGGTTGTCCCCAAAGGTATGAAAAACGATAAGCAATACACAATTTTGCTTGAGGCAATCAGGAAGGTCGGCCAGAGGATAGACGACTTAGAGAAAGTTACAAACGAGATTAAAAAGGATATTGGCGATGACCGGATTAAGATTGACGATGTCGTGTTGGCTCAGAGCAAGTTAAGTGACACAATTCAGATGATGCGGGGGGATACTAATGATTTAAGTAAAAAGACAGAGGCAGTGGTTAAGGATGCGATGACAGATGTAATGCAACCGGCAGTCAAGTCGGTTGAAAACTTGCGGAAAGAAATTAAAGGCAAAGACACTATTATTATTTCTAAAAGTCGATTTGTCGACTGGGTTAAATTACGACTAAGGGGGAAAAATGTCAAAAACAAAAGTTCCTAAAAAGTTAAGGTTTATGAATGTCTTGGCACGAGGTTTATATGCGGCCAAGAAAAAACTAAAAAGTTTTAAAAGGGGGTGAGATAGATGATTACGATTTCAGCGTTACTCAGTATTGTACTAGCTTGCATTGTTCTAGGTATCTTGTGGTTAATTGTAAAAGCATTGGCTGGAAAGTTTGGGTTAGACCCCTTTTGGTTAAGAATAATTTACTTAATTGTTTGCTTAGTAGTTGTTATTTGGGCATTTGGCCTATTTGGAATTTCCCAACCACTTGTGAAATGAGGTGAGGAATATGGACGAAGCACACAAAGAAGCCCTTTTGGAGGCAATTAAAGAGCCATTAAGGTATGGCCTACTAGGAATATACGCTTGGTTACTAACCGATGGGGTTATTTTTAATATTTTGGCTTTATTTAGGGTTTGGTTGCCGGATGCAGTTAGAGTAATTCTTGCGGCTTTAATTTTGAGCTTTTTAAGGGGGTTAGACAAGTATATGCACAAGATTTCACAAGAAGAACCGATAGATGAAATGAATGTGGGTTTATTGGGCGAACACGGACTTACGGGGTTCTGACTTGACAAAGTTTTAATAAAAAGCGAGGGGTGATCTCAGTCAATGGGATTTACGGGTTGCAGCCCGTCCCTTCGCTTTCTGATGTAGATTGTATCACTTACTAGCAGTTTGTCAAATGAGTGCTAAGAAAACATTAATACTTAACTATCACAGAAACCAGGGTTTGTGTGTAAGTTAAGTATTATAGAAAGATTATGAGCATAGAACAAGAACAGAGAATAAAAGAAATCCTCGAACCTCCGGAAAAAAAACCGGAGAAAATAACCAGAGAGGAGTTTTTTGAAACCATTTTCCAGATGGAGAGATTCCTAATGGGCCAGCTAAACGAGGCTCAAGAAATGGGGGGAAACGCGATTGACCAGTTAAGGCAGTTGGCGGGGATGAGGGATTCAGTTCTCCGGGCGGAGGAAGATGGTTTGAGTATTACTTTTATTAAAAATTCAGAAATGATTAACTTTATAGTTAGCCGAAAAGAAAGGGTGGGATTCCGGCATGAGCGAAAGACTTAAACCGTCACCGGATGACTACTTTATTGAGTTTACCGTCAAGGGAATTTCAGACGGAGTATTCCTTGCAGGCCCGATGACCGAGCAAATGGCCGAACAGTTTTTATGGGACTTGCCATTAAGACAAGTGGCCGGTGACAAAGAGGCGAATATGATTGCCAGCGCCAAGAAAACACCTTCGGAGTTAGCTAAACTTATAAAAGAAAAACCATAATGACCGAGAAAGAACCAAGAGTTTTAACAAAAGAAGAATTAGAGGAAGCAGAGAAATTAGGCGGAGCCGAGCCGGAAGAATTTGAAAAGGAAAAAACACCTTCTTCCGCCGACCAGAATGGGCATTGGTTAAGAAGCCATAGCCAGGATTGGACATATAACCATGAGGCGGTAGATAAATTGGCGGAAGCCAAGCTCGAAGAACTTAGAAAAAAGTTAAAAGAACCACCGATACCGCCAATGTCAGAAGAAGAAGCAGAGGCAAGGAAAAAGGCAGGCACGCTATACCAGACAAATACCCACCATCACTAAGTTGATATGGTTTGGTATTGAAGTTTCTAGTTGACTTACTTCTTTTAAAGGTTTAAATTTTAACTATGAAGTTGAGAACTAATTGTGTGTTTTTTGTTAGCAAATCGAAAGCGACACTTATCGTTCTCAACAGAACACACAGATGGGTGTCGCTTTTGGTTTACTAATATGAATAAAGCAACTTTTATGATTGACAACCGAACCGAGGATGAATACCTTAAGAATGTTGATGCCCATCAAAGAAAACTAAGAGAGGTTATTTGTCCCCGGTGGTCAAGAATAGACGGGAAGGAATGGGTGGTAATTTCAGAGGAAACCCACATCGATTTAGAAAGTGTTGTAGACAAAGGTGATTTGGAATGCCCGACAACCCAAGAATTATTAGAAGTAAAAGAGGTTGGACACTTTCCAATAATTGTTTTAAAGAGTTATCAGCTTCGCAACCATAAAAATGAATTGATTGATTATCTAATAATAAGAAATAGTAATGAGTATTGCCGGGTTAGGGTTCGGGACATAATAGAGAAAGGCGACTATTTGCCAACCAAGTTGAGGATTTGGAATGGTAAAGGGGATTTTGGTATTTTGGTTGAAAAATTAGAGTGGAGAGATTTTATATGAATAAAATTACACTACAACAAGAAGACCAGACAGTTAAAAATATTGTAGACAAACTTAATGATCTTGTTGATAGACACAATTTATTTATTGAAGCCGGGAGAATAGTTTATGAAGAAATACAATCACTTGGCACATTAGAATATGGAGAACAGGCGAGAATTATCAGAAAAGTAGCCGAATACCCTAATTTAAAATATTCCCCTAATCAAGTAAAAGAGGCGTTTAACACTATTAGAAAATTTCCTAAACTACTTGGAGGGTCAACCCTCCTACTTCCAGCATATCATTATGAGGTTTTAGCTACCTCAAGGCTTAATACTGAAGAAATAAACAAATTTGAAAAAGAAGCGATAGAAAAAAAATGGAGTCAAAGACAACTTAAACAAGCGATTGGAGCTTATAAAGCCGAAAATCAAGAGGATTATCCCGAATGGCTTCAATATGGTAATTGTTGGAAATTTAGTGGTTGCGACCCCAGAATGGGGCTGGAAGGCCATCCGGGAAGGATACCCGGCCAGATAACCCTTAACTTGCTTCATTATTACACAGAAGAAAATGATTTGTTTGTATCGGCCTTTGGCGGTTCAGGAACAGATATAGATGCTTGTAAAATGATGAAAAGAAATTGTATTGCTTTTGACCTCAATCCAGTAAGAAAAGATATAAAAAAAGCGGATTTAACTATGGGAATACCACTTGAAAAGGAGGTTGCCGACTTTGTGTTTTTTGATCCCCCTTGGTTATCGGCGCAAAAAGACAAGTATTCAGGTAATAAAATGGATTTAGCTAATTTACAGTTCGAGGACTTTTATCAAGTAATGGATAACTTGGCACAAGAAGCGAACCGGATACTAAAAACTTATAAGTATTGTGGAATTATATGCGCCAATATGCCCGGATGGGGAGAAATTCACTTTGAGGATGTCGGATTTAAATTAAATGAGATATTTAGTAAATACTTTCAGCCTACCCAGAGAATATCGATTCCCTACCCGACTAATATGGTTGGAGGCGGCGGTGCGGCTTTTCAAATCTCCAGAGCAAGAAAAGAAAAATATATGTTAGCGGCTTTTGCTGACTTATTGATATTTAAAAAAGTATAGCCGAAAGCGAAGCCACGGATAAGGCTTAAAAATGAGTAGAAAATTTATATCACCTAAAAATTACACTTGCGAGAGATGTGGAAAACAAGTTCCGGCATATTATACTTTGTCTAATATAACTAAAGGACTTTGGATTCAATGTCCGAAATGTGGGACACACGCAAGAACTTATGTTGCCAATTTAGACTTACCATATAAACCAAGTAAAAGTTATTTGGCGCAGGTGGGCAATGCTGAAAGTGGTCCGGAGCCTGCGAGAACAAAAGATGCCGAGACCCTGACTCTGATACCGAGGGCCGTACTCGAACAATGTCGGCGCAAGGAAATGAGAAGCATTAGTTAAACGGCGGCGATAACTTCAAAGCAAAAGGCCAAGTGTCCTTCAAACGATAGGTGGATGGCCTTAACCGGAAAAAGCGGTTTTAAGCAATCGTTTATAAATTACCCAGTGGGGGGTAGGGGGGCAATGCTTCTTTCCTCTATCGCTGGAAATAATATCAATAACATGATAAGTGATTTAGATAAAGCCTTAGAAAACATGACCAATCTTTGGTTTCAAGCCCGGGCTAAGGGTGACCAAGTGGAGATGCGGTTGTTTAAGAGTATCGGTATTAAGTTAAGAGCCTTACAACATGCAAGAGATAATCCACAAACAAATATCGATACTTACAATTCGGCAAAAAATATATTCGATGCGACACCAGTTGACAAATAGTTAGTTATGCTTTATACTCTCTCTAAATGAAATATTATACTTCTACTCAAGTCGCGGAAATGCTTGGTGTTACCCGGATGACCATTTATAACTGGATCCGGCGCGGCAAACTTCCGGTCAAATCCATGGGACTTCACTATACAAAATACATAACGGAAAGCGATATTCCGGCCTTTTTGCGGAGGAAGTAATGAGGGGAAAGTATTGGTTAGGAAGAAAATTCACAGATGAACACAAAAGAAAAATTAGTTTAGCGAATACAGGGAATATCAATCGGAAAGGGAAAAAACACACACAAGAGGCCCGAGAAAAAATGAGCCTACATCATAGAGGGAAAAATAGTAAGGAGACTAGGGTAAAAATAGGATTAGGGAATAAAGGAAAAAGGGTTTCAGAAGAATCCAAAGAAAAAATAAGGAAAGCTCGGGCAAAACAAATTATTACTGAGGAAACTAAAAAGAAAATAAGCGAATCAACAAAAGGAAAGAAGCGATCTCTAGAGACTAGGCAGAAGATGAGTTTAGCACACAAAAAAGAAAAGAGTTGGAAGTGGAAGGGTGGAATAACTAAGTTAAGGAATCAAATAAGACAATGCTTCAAATATCGTTTGTGGAGATCAGATGTTTTTACAAAAGATAATTTTACTTGCCAAAAATGTGGGAAAAGAGGGGGGAGAATAGAAGCAGACCATTGGCCTAAAAGTTTTTCAAAAATATTTGATGAAAATAAAATTAAAACATTAGAGCAAGCGATAGAATGCGAAGAGTTTTGGAACATAAATAACGGAAGAACATTATGTAAAGAGTGTCATAGGGGTGGGAAATAGCCTTGAGTTGCTACTTGACATATGGTTTTACAAAGATTACAATGGCAGTATGATTAACATACAAGAGATACTCAAAAAACTAAACGAGCAAACGATTATGCTCTCGGAAGTCTCAAGCGAGTTGAGCAAGATAAGCCAAAGTTTAATAGATAACTTCGCCAAGGACGAATATGATCTTCCTAGCGAATTAGTTAATGACGGAAAGGATTAAAATGAGTTTAAGAAAAAAGTTTAGTCATCGCATCTCCTCTTTCTTAAACTCATTGATAAAAATGACTAACGAAGAAAGAGAAAAAACTGAAGTCCTAGATAAAGCCGGAGATACTCAAGCTCCTCATTATACTTTTGAAGTTTGGTTAAGCACTGATGGTAAACACTCTGTCCATTGTGTTGCTGACACTCCTGAAGGTCGTAGAGAGGCAATGAGAGTGGCGACTCAAGAATACGATTACATACTCGAAAGATATGGCACGAAGCAAGCCCAAGCAGTCAAGGAATATGGTAAGGGGAATGGGGATGCCAAGCCGGAGCAAGTAAACCAAGACACTTGTAAACATATAAATGTTAGATTCGCTCAAAGCAAAACGGAGAAAAACCCCGGAAGATGGTTTAAAAGTTGCGCCGATTGCGGAAAGTTTTTAGGGTGGAAGGAATGATATACGAAGATAAGTGTGAGGAGTGCGGTAAAAGGATTGGGTCTAAAGTGGCCTCCTACTCCTTCCACGCCTTCGGAAGATCATTATGTTTTGAGCACCAAAGGTTAGAGAGAATAAAAACTATGCCGGCTGGAATGGCGGATTTACTTAGCAAGAACCTTTAAAAATTCGGAAGTTTACAAGTAGTGCCTGGTAAAGGCGGCTCGGTACCCTAGCGGGATCACGGAACCGCTTTACCCCAGGAGGGCAGGTTTCTTTCTTGGTCGGTGAGTTGGTTTTAAAGTAACGGAGGTTATTTTAATAAAACACCAATTCACCAACGAGGTAAGAAAATGTTTAAAGATTTAATAACTTACATAAAATACCACAAGGATATTAACTATTTTTACAATTATTCGCTTAAAGGTAAAAATGGCGAAAACGTCCCTGAGGATTATAATTGGCGGCAGCGCCTTAACTATTGGAGGAGGGCAGAATGAAGCGACAACTTAAATCCGGCTTTACATGGGAATACCGGGAGGGGGCTAAAATGCTCGATATTCATGTTCCGGCAAGAGGGGTAGATGATGATCGCTTTACAGTTAGCGTCCCTAGGAGCAAAGTAAGAAGCCTCGAGTGTTTTATTACTAGGGTTGCCTGGCATAGAGAAAGGAGAGCAAAATGATTAACAAAAAACGGTATTTCTCTAAAAAACGATCCGGCAAGGGAAGGCCGCGGAAATCCGATTATCACTCCAACCGGATTGTTATTATAGTTTTAATGGCCATGGTTTTACTCTGCTGGCTGATAGGGAGGTATTATGAATATAGACGCGTTCAAGAGAAAGCTTTTCTGGAATATCTGGCTCCGCTCCGAGATAGCGCGGGATTTATATGTCCGGCGATTGAGGCAACAACTTCGGCCAAGCCAACCACCTCAACCCTTAACGAGAGGCACGATACCACGATTGCGGTCATTGATCGCTATTTGGCAAAGAAGAAATCACCGATGGCTGGACTGGGCAAGTGGCTCTATGAGATTCCTAGGATTTATGGGATTACTAATCCTTATCTCATGGCTAGTATATCGGGTTGCGAATCCTCCTTCGGTAAGCAGGCTTGTCATTTTAACGCTTTTGGGTGGAATTCTTGTAATACAACTTTTGAGAGTTGGATTGAAGGAATTGAAAAGGTTAGTCGTAAACTCGCCACTCTTTCATATTACAAAGAATGGCGACAAGACCAAGACAACATTGCCGAACTTGCCTTTGTCTATAATCCGGGCGGAGCGAAAGAGTGGAAGAACTGTGTCAAAGGATTTATGGTGGCGATGAAACTGGAGGAATTGAGATGAGGTCAAGGTCTAATGTCATAAAGAAGTGTCTTAATTGTGGTAAAGAATACTCTCCTTGGAGAGCAAGACTCCCTCGGTCTATGTTTTGTAGTCGGAAATGCCGTGCCGAAAATATGGTTGGGAAAAAACACTCAGCCGAATGGAAGAAGCATCAAAGTATATCTTTAATGGGACACAAAATGTCTTTAGAAGCAAGAGAAAAAATGAAGGTGGCTAAAAGTGGGAGTAATCATCCATGGTTTGGAAGACATCCGACAGAAGAACATAAAAAGAAATTAAGTGAAACGAAAAAAGGAGAGTTGAATCCTCAATATGGGAAGAAAGGATATTTGAGTCCATCGTGGAAGGGTGGAATTTCCTTTGAGCCTTACTCGGTTGATTGGACTAAAACTTTTAAAAGAGGAATTAGAGAGAGGGATAAATATACTTGTCGTGTTTGTGGGAGAGAACCTGCGGTATGTGTTCATCACACTGACTATAACAAAAAGAACTGTAATCCAAGCAATTTAGTGACTTTGTGTGTTCATTGTCATAGTAAAACGACCGGAAATCGAAAGTATTGGCTCGACTATTTTATCAATGAGTTTAAGAAAGAGGAGATGCGATGACTAAACTTTATAAATTTCTTAGAACTAATTTAAAGTCGGAACACGGCGAAACTAAATGGCAATTTGGCAAGTGGAAGAATTTTAAGGGTGAATTAGAAATGTGCAAGAAAGGTTTCCATTGTTCGGTTGAACCTTACGATGCCTTCTCTTTTGTTCAAGGCGAAATCTTGGCTGAGGTGGAAGTTAAAGGAAAACACTTAGAAGAAAAAGATAAACAAGTTTGGTCGGAAATGAGAATTTTAAAGGCTTGGAATTGGACAAAGAAAGATAGTGTCAAATTGGCGATTTATTCGGCGGAGTTGGTTTTACCAATTTTTGAGAAGGAATATCCCAAAGACAAAAGACTGAGAGAGGCAATCCAAGCGGCTAAGAGATATTTAAGAAAACCAAGCAAGGCGGCGGCTGATGCGGTTAATGCGGCTTATGCGGCGGCTGATGCGGCTCATGCGGCGGCTTATGCGGGGGTTTATGCGGTTAATGCGGCTTATGCGGGGGTTTATGCGGCTCATGCGGCGGTTTATGCGGTTAATGCGGCTTATGCGGCGGCTGATGCGGCTTATGCGGCTGATGCGGCTCATGCGGCTAATGCGGCGGCTTATGCGGTTAATGCGGCTTATGCGGCGGCTGATGCGGCTCATGCGACTCCTGCGGCGGCATCCTCCAAAATTCAAAAATACTTTGTAAAACTTTGTAAGGATTTAAAAACTTACAAGAAAAGAGAGTGGGTGAAATGAAAACAAAAAGTTGGCATTGGAAATTTATAATAAAATGATCTGGACATTAATTACAATCGGTTTATTTTTCTACTTCGGATTACCTGTTTTGATATTCTTTGGCGGTTTGATTTTAATCGTTCTTTGTGTGCTTGGTAACATTTATGGAGATGACTTTGATGTGGAAATAAGGCCGTATCTTAAAAAGGTTTGGATAGTGGATTTAGATAAATTTAGGTTCAAATTTCCAGAGAGAGAAGATATTGTTCCCAGAAAGAAATATATGGTTAGTAAATTAACTGGAATTTCGGCTAACTAATAAATTTATGATTTCCTACTATTTCCGCCTAACCATACACAAAATTATGAAAATTATTAACTCTCTAAGTGGATACAAGATTTGGAGGAAAAATGAAGAACCAGAAGTTGCTTAAAGAATTAAAAGCAAAAGTCCAAAAGTACGCCGGTCCAAAATGTTCAGACTTTAATTATGGGTGCTTTTGCTGTCAGGCGTGGATGGCGTACTCAATTATTGAAGATATGTTTATTGGGGAGGAATGAAAATATCCTTGAATTTTGTTTCGGGAGGGTAAGTTTGAACTAGGGCATTCCTGGGTCTGCTTGCCTACCCGAAAGAGAATTGAAAGCTTGCGCGATAACTTGCGCGATAATTGCGGGATATGAAAGAAAAATATAATTTTTGGTGTTGTGTTAAAGGTTGCGAAAAAATACGCAACGGGCCGAGTCGCTACTGTGCTTTTCACCAAGGTAGACCAGTTTATCAAAAGTCTGACCCTTGGATAAAAAACCAATGGGTAAAATTATGGCAACTTGTAAGAAAATGAAAACAAGAAAGCAATCTTTAAAGTCTTTAATAGCTCAAGCGGATAGGTTACTACAACTTAAATTCTGTTCGCTACACCACTTTTGTATAGTTTGCGGGAAAGGTAATGTGATTGGGCATCATTATATTCTTAAATCACAATCCAACAATACCCGCTTCGACTTGTCGAATCTGGTTGCCTTATGCCTTCAGTGCCACACAAGGCTTCATTTGTCTGGCGACCCCATTATCATCCAAACCATTTTAAAGAAGAAAGGAATGAAATGGGCGGATGAGCTTCAAAAGAAAAGACACATCATTCAAAAATTAAACAAAGGTTTCCTAAGGAGTATAATAGAACAACTGTCCAATGCAGACAATTTATGTAACGATTAGCGACCTGACTAAATTACAGAAAGACATAATGTATGTGATTATTGATTGGGTTCACAAAGAGAAAACACCAATACCATTAAAAGAAATAATGACCAAAACAAAAGAACAAGAACACAAAGCCCCGGCAGTAATTAATGCAATTAAAGGTTTATTACTTAAAGGCTATATCAGAAGAGCTTGTATTATAAGCAATAAAAGTTATTTTGTAATGTTAAGATCAATTTAAGGAGGATCATGAAAGAATTAAAACAAAGCCCCAGACCACAAAGAGTAGAGAAAGCCGGATTAGGTTTCCCGGCGGCCATGAAACTAATAATCGATGGTAACACAATCACTAAAAGAGAGTGGAATAGTGGCAATATCTATGGTGTCTTGAAAGATGGCTTTTTAATGCTTCACAAGGAAGATGGTAAGTTTTACCAATGGATTATCTCCGAGGGCGATTTGAAGGGCGAGGATTATATTGTTTGTAATTTGCCTATAACTAATCCGAATTGATTAAATGAAGATATGACACACCCCGGCGGTAGACCAACACTATATACTCCTGAAGTGATAAATGAAATCAATAAGTACCTTGAAGAAGCTGTCCCTGAAAATATGGCAATTCCAACCATAGAAGGAATAGCGCTTAGATTAGGCATTTCTAGAGATACACTTTACGAATGGGCAAAAATTCATCCAGAGTTTTCCGACACTTTAGAAGAATTAAAGATGAGACAAAAGGAAGCTTTAATCAAAACGGGAATCTTTGGAGGTAAAGAAATCAATGCTACTATTATTGCTCTCCTTCTTAAAGTTAATCACGATATGATAGAGAAATCCGCTGTTGATTTAACTTCTGGAGGAAGGCCAATTCCAATATTAGAAGGTAAAAATGTATCAGCTAACGCAAGCAACTCAGAAACTCCAACAACTGAGTAAACGTATTCGTGGAGTATCTGGTGGCACTTCTGCCTCGAAAACGGTTTCTATTCTTCTTATCTTAATTACCTATGCCCAAAAGAATGATAACAAAGTGATTTCAATCGTCTCCGAATCAATGCCCCACCTTCGTAAGGGTGCAATGAGAGACTTTCTAAACATAATGAAGGAACATAACTACTTCCAAGATAATCGGTGGGAAAAGACTAATTCCATTTACACTTTCGAGACGGGGTCAATCATTGAGTTCTTTGGTGTTGAGTCATGGGAAAAAGTCAAGGGAGCAAGACGAGATATTCTTTTTATCAACGAAGCCAATCATTTGACTTATGAAACATATACACAATTAGAGGTAAGGACTAAAGAAATAATTTGGTTAGACTGGAACCCGGAAGCGGAGTTTTGGTTTTACACCGATGTAATGAATTTAGACAATGTGGACTTCCTTACATTGACTTACAAGGACAATGAAGCCTTAGACATAAATATCGTCAAAGCGATTGAGGCGAGGAAAGGGAATGTGGCGTGGTGGCAAGTCTATGGTTTAGGTCAATTAGGGGTGGTTGAGGCAAGAATATACCAAGGCTGGCAAATACTCGAGAACATACCCCACGAAGCTCAACTGAGGCGCTATGGTCTTGATTTTGGCTATACAAACGATCCGACGGCCATTATTGCCATCTATTATTATAACGGCGGCTACATCTTAGACGAGATTGCTTACCAATACGGCATGACTAATAGAGATATTTTCGACGTTCTGATTAACCAACCTCACGCTTTAGTGATTGCCGACAGTGCCGAGCCAAAGAGCATTGATGAGATTAAGTTGTTTAGACTAGAGGGCAAGGGAATAAATGTCATGCCCTCGGTCAAGGGGCCTGATTCGGTAAAACAAGGGATTCAATATGTCCAACAACAAAGGATTAGTGTCACATCCCGGAGCGTCTCTCTCATAAAAGAATACCGCAACTACTTATGGATAACCGATAAGGAAGGCAAGACGATCAATGAGCCACAAGAGTTTATGAATCACTGCGTAGATGGCAATACTTTAGTAGATACAACAAAAGGTCAGATAAAGATAAAGAATTTAGTTGGTAAGAAAGGTTATTTATATTCGGAAAATGGAAAAATTAGGAAATTCTACGATGTAAGGCAAATCGGGATAGAACAAATATATGAAGTGGAATTTATAGACGGTAGAAAGATTTTTTGTTCGGGAGAACATCCTTTCAAGTTAAAAAGTGGAGATTGGTGTCCAGCCTCTTTACTTTACCCAATGGATATGATACAATCAGTTACTTATGGAAATACAGATATTCAATGGAAAGGAATACAGACTTTATCATGGCGAAAGATACTTCAGTCGTGGGAGGAAACGCTTACATCGAGCTGTTTGGGAATTTTACAATGGGTTAATTCCAACAGATTTCCAAATTCACCACAAAGACGAGAATCCACACAACAATTTAATAGGGAATCTGGAATTGGTGCCAAGACGTTTTCATCTAAGCAATCATATGACACCCCAAAAGAGGCAGAGACAAAGAAAATGGGTAAACAAAATCAGAGTGCTGGCTTCAAAATGGCATGGTTCGGAAGAAGGATTAACCTTTCATTCAGAACTTGGCAAAATCTCATGGCAAAAGAGAAAGAAGATAAAAAGAAATTGCTTACAATGTGGCAAAGAATACAATACTTATATTGGGATACATTCAAAGTATTGCCACCAGAATTGCAAAATGAAAGCCAGACGACGCAGATTAAAAGGATTACCAGAAAATCTTACAAAAGAGCAGTTTATAACCTCGAAGTAGAAGATACTTGTTGTTATTCCATCAATGGCGGAATTCTTGTTTCTAATTGTATGGACTCAGTTAGGTATGCAATTAACAGTTTTAAACCGATAGGCCCGATTAAAAAGATGCCGGGAGTAGGTGGGATTAAACCATTCTTCACCGGCCTTCCGGGATAATAGTTGACTTTAAATAGTTTATTTGTATAGACTCAAAATATGCCACAACAAGTAAAACGGGAAGACCCCGTATTAACAATGCTTCGTCTTAACAAGACAAGCGGCTACAATTACCGGGAAAGACGACACGCCGACTGGGATGAGAACTATCAACTATACAGAGACAAGGTAGTTATCAACCGCTTAACACAACGCCAGAGCGTCAACCTTCCCATGATGAAACTGGCAGTCCAAACTCTTCTAAAAGATATTGATGATATGCCGGTACTTCACTTCGAGAACCTAGACAATGACAAAGAAGCCGAGATATTTAAAAACGAATACTGGAAATACACCGCCGAGCATAACAAGATGGAGATTCAGGACATTATTGACAAGAGACAACAGTTCCTGTATGGCCGGTCTTTCGATCAATGGCAGATAGTTGACGGCAAGGTCAAGATGACTGTCCAAGACCCCGAAGACATACTGGTTGACCGCTATTGTGATCCTTCTAATCTTAATTTGTCACGCTTCCTGATTCACACAAACATATTTGTCCCCTTAAAGACCTTAGAGAATAACCCGGCCTATGACCAAGAGGCCGTAGCAAAACTCAAACTTTGGCACGCTAGCGACCAAGGGCTGATTAAAGCCTCTGATAACGATGAGAAGAACAAGAAGCTCTCGGATTTGGGAGTAAGTGACATCCATGACCCAATCCTGGGTGAAACCTATGTTGGATTGACTTTGCATTTTGTTTACGAAGGCGAAGGGGATAAAGAACAACTGTATTTATATGTTGAGTGTGACGACATGGAAGTTTTAATGAAGAAACCCTTGGACGAAGTTATCGGCAAGACCAAAGACAACTACTGGAAGAATCATTATCCTTACGTTACCTGGGCGGGAGACATTGAAAGACAAGACTTCTGGAGTGACGGAGTGGGGGACATTGTCAGAACACCTAATAAAGTCTTAAATTCATGGTTTAGCCAGGTGGTTGAGAATAGAACTCTAAGAAACTTCGGGATGCATTACTACGATTCAACGATTGAAGGCTTTGTACCTCAGACGTTTAGCCCTGTACCGTGGGGATGGTATGGTGTGCCCGGCAAACCGCAAGACATCATGCAAAAAGTAGATATTCCTGATTTAAGTGAGTCATTAGATGAGATGGAATTCTTAATTCAGATGACTGAGAAAGCCACTGGAGCAACTGCTACACAACAAGGGATGCAAGCCCAAAGACAAATTACATTAGGCGAGGTTCAACTTGCTTTAGGTGAGGCAAAAGAGAGGGTCAAAGGACTTTCTAAGTTCTACACCCAAGCATGGAAGGATAGAGGAGAGATATTCATTAAATTAGTTGAGGCGGCCGGGGATAAATTAGAGGCGGTCAAGATTCACAAACAAGGGAGAAACACAAGCGACATCTTTACTAAAGAGATTAGTCCTAAAGACTGGATGACCAAGTCAGGTTATCAGGTCAAAGTCTGGAGCCAGGATGAGAAGAAGGTTCAAGACATGGATTCACTACAAAAACTCAACGCGGCCAAGTTAACAATGCCGGATAACCCCAAATTAGATGAGGTTTACAAGAGGAAGTTAGTTGAATTTGCTGATCTGTCACCAGATGAGATAAGTCAGATCATGGACTACGAGAAGAAGAAACAAGAAAATATGATAAGTATGGGAATGGGTGGCCCGATGGGGCAACCAATGCCCGGCCAACCACCGGCACAAGGCCAACCACAAGTAAGACCGCCAGTCCAACCAAGACCACAACCACAAGTTAATACTATGCCGCAAGGAGGACAAATCAGATGAACGTCGATACTGTGCTTGAAAAGTATAACCTCAAGTATGAAGACCTGAATGTAGCTGAACGTGAGACACTCAACTCGTGGTTAAAAGCGTTAAGCGAGAGAAAGATCACACTAGAGAGCGTTAAAGAGTATATTGCCGCCATGAGAGACGGTGTTGAGCAGGAACTTATTAAGGTTGGCTACGAATCGAAACAAGATTTATTTTTAAAAGCAAGACTTAGAAATTATATGTTGCTTGAAGCCTTTTTATTAACGCCTGAGAAAGCAAAGAAAGCCTTAGAACAGGCGATGAGTGGATTAAAGAAATGAGACGTCAATTAGGAAAGAGAGACAATGGCTTACCCCCTTGTACTAAGTGTGGAGGGATGGGGCCATTTAGGTTTCAAGGAAATTATCGAAGAACAACTTGCATGAAGTGTGACTCCGAACAAAATTCTCGGAGAAATAAAATAAGAAGGTATGGAGTTGATGGTCGTCAGTTCACTGAATGGGTAGTAAAACAAAAAGGTTTGTGTTTTGTTTGTGGTGAACCACCGAATGAAAAAGGTTTGGTAGTTGACCATAATCACAAAACTGGTGAAGTTCGAAGTTTACTTTGCGATAGATGCAATATGGTATTAGGATTTGTACAAGATAATACAGGTTTATTAAAGAAAATGATTGTTTATTTGGGGGGTGAAAAAAATGCCATTCAAGAGTAAGGCACAAAAGCGTTGGGCTTTCAGTACGAAACAGCCATGGGCAGATAAATGGGCAAAATTAACAGGAAAGAAGAAGTTACCAGCTCATGTTAAACCAAAGAAAAAGAAATAGTTATTATTATTTATCCCAACCCTGTTATCAGGACGGAAAGGAAAATATGGTAAAACTACATGTTAAACCAACTAAAGAAGAACTTAAAGAAGGCACTGAAAAGGCTTTGGAAGAAGCTGAAGCATTAAAGGAAACTCCTAAAGAAGAACCTATCGAAGAAACCCCCATTGTAGAGGAAACTCCAGTTGAGGAAACCCCGGTTGAAGAAAAAGTAGAAGAACCTGAACCTTCCAAAGAGATTATCAAGGATGTAGCTAAAAGAGAAAAGGAAAGGCTTGTGGCCTCGGCTCAAGAAGCTCAAGTCCTCCACGCTAAGGTTAAAAAGACGAATGAAGCCTTAGATAAAGCACTTGCCACTCCCGAACCAACTGAAGAAGAACTTAAACAAGAGTTTGGTGATTCAGATTGGGATATGATGAACGACTTTGAGAAAAGGATGGCAAAGGATAACTTAACTAACAAACGCCGGATGTCAGCTCTTGATGAGATTGTCAAAGAGAACAAAGACTTAGAAGGCTGGGTAACTAAAGTCGATGAGTTTGTCGCTAGTGTGGAGAATATCACTAAGTTTCCCGAACTAGATGGGAAACAGAATGAGTTTAAACTTTTTGCCACCAAACCAACCCGAAGAGGAGTTGACTTCGAAGACTTAGTTGCCGCTTTTCTGTTTAATACCAAACCCGAACCAAAGAAGAAGGGCCAGATGTTTCCAACCGGAAGCGGGGGAGCAAATGATAAAGGCAAACCCAACGACAAGATTAGCATTGAGGAAGCAAGAGTGCTAAGAACTACTAATTACGAAAAGTACAAGGTACTTCTTAGGTCGGGTAAGATAGAACTCGGACTCTAGTACTTGACAAGAAATAGAGACTCGTGCTAACCTAAAGACAGATCAACTTCCTAACCCCTTATGGGACTGGTAAAGAATCTTTTATTATTATAAAGGAGGATACCATGTCCGCATATGCTACAAAAGTAGCTGAAGGTTTCTCCCAAAAGTTAATGCTCGAGGTTTATGACAAGAGCTTGATTGACAACATTGTTAATCGTGACTATGAAGGGGAAATCAACGGCGTCGGTTCAAAGCTCAATATTTTGAACTTTAACCGAATTTCAGAGCAGACCTACACCAAAGGTGGATTGACGGCAGAAGACCTGTACGAAAATAATGCCACCTTAACCATTAATCAATATAAATCTTTCTACTGGAAAGAATATACGATTGACAAATGGCTTTCCTATATTAAGAATCCCCATTCAACCATCGTGTCTCAAAAGGCAGATGAGAGGAACAAGAACATGGACACATACGTTCTTGGCCTTTACGCTAAGGTTGGAGCAGGAAACAGAGTCGGCACTGATGCCGACGATGCGACCACGATTACTATTGTTGTGACCACTGGGGCCTTCACCGTTGCCGGTGGAACTCCGTGTGATTCAACTTGGGAAGGACGAGGCATTAAAGCTGTTGGTCATTCCAAATGGTATCGGGTTAAATCAGTCACCAATACAACCACAGGGTTTATTGAGGATGATGAAGATGATGCCACTTCTCACTATTCCGGTGGAGCAATCGCAGGAGCATCCTATGTTGTAGAGGCGATTTCGCCGATCAGCATCACGACATCAAATCTGTTACAGAAGATTTCTCTCTTAAAGCAAAAACTAGATATTGCTGAGAGATACGGATATTCATCTGTTCCAGATTCAGATAGGTTCTTGATTGTACCGTCTGAGTTCGAATCCACATTGGTTCGTTCGTCCGGGGTTGTTCTTCATGTTCCAGAAGCATACCAAGAATTAGTGAAGAACGGATTTATCACTGAATTACAAGGTTTCAAAGTGTTTAAATCCAACAGACTGACTGGGAATAATACTGATGGATTCAGGATTCTCGCAGGACATTCTAACTGGTGTACATTCGCAGAAAAGTTGCTTGAGGCAAACATCGAAGAAGACATTACTGGTGACTTTGGATCAGCCTACAAAGATTTATTCGTGTATGGCGCCAAGGTTACAGACTCTCGCCGACATTTTGCCGCAGAGTTGTACGCAACATTCGCTTAAAAGTTGAAGTAGAGAAGGGGGCTTGAGGCTCACCCCTTCGCCCCCTTCCTACTAAGGAAAAGATGGCTATATTTGAATTAAAGGAAGACCTACCAGCAGAAACACAAACTGAGATCACAAGAATCTCAGCCATCTCCGCCGCTCAAAGAAAAACACTCGAGACGGCGTTTATGACTGCTTTAGCCCCGTATTTGACAAATAGAGTAATTAGGTGGGATTCTGACGGGACGATTATAGAAGCAGAAGGAAACTCGTTGCCTACAAGTTATGAGGGTTTTAGGCAAGGTGCTTTCTTTTGGCATTTAAACAAAACCGGATTAAACCTTTATATTAACAGCGGAGATAGTACCACGGCCGCTTGGTCATTGGTTAGCGGGACAGAAACGATGGGGTCATATTCGCCCTCGGTGTCTATTTCCAAATCCCCCTCAGTGAGCATAAGTAAATCGCCGTCGGTTTCGCCGTCGGTCTCTTTATCTTTATCACCCAGCGTCAGTCCTTCGGTTTCAGTCTCACTCTCTCCAAGCGTTTCAATCTCTTTATCGCCGAGTGAAAGTATTTCTCTTTCTCCAAGCGTTACACCATCAGTTTCGGTATCCTTTAGTCCATCAGTCTCAATCAGTTTGTCACCCTCTGTTAGCCCGAGCGTATCTTTGTCTTTGTCACCGAGTGTAAGTGTCTCTGTGTCACCATCAGTCAGTCCAAGTATTTCATTAAGTCTGAGTCCTTCCGTATCGGTCTCTGTAAGCCCGAGCGTGAGTCCGTCAGTTAGCCCATCAAAGAGTCCAAGTCCTTCATCTTCACCTTCAAAGTCGCCAAGCCTAAGTTGGTCGCCAAGTGTTTCACCCTCAGTCAGTGTAAGCATGAGTCCATCAGTTTCGATTTCCAAGAGTCCTTCGGTCAGCCCGAGTGTCTCAGTCAGCTTGAGTCCGTCAGTGAGTATTAGCAAATCTCCTTCGGTGAGTCCAAGCGTCTCAGTCTCTTTGAGTCCAAGTTTATCAGCATCGCCGTCGGCTTCGCCAAGTGTGTCTGAGTCGCCGTCGCCAAGTTATCCTGATATTTAAATATGATAGAACTACCAATTGATACATACAAAAATCAAATTACCCCGCAGGGGCTAACTTTGAATCGAACAGTTCAAGCCCTCGGGGATTCTTTTCTATTAACTCTCCAAGCAAACACCACATTTATTAGAGTTTATGCAATTTCTAAAGACATCTATCTTAAATGGGCAACCGCCGATGAAGATTATTGCACGGCGGGTAACTTTGATGAGGTTATCCCTGCTAGCCAATATGTAGATTTTAGTATCCCCACTCAAACAAATGGTAAGAAGTTTACCAGAATAACCTTTGTTGGTCGGGAAGCCGGATCAACCCTCATTGTTATCGAAAAGTAATTCTTGCCTCTAAACACTTCTATATGATTTAATCTAGTTTATGAGTGCGGTATCTGTTGTTATACCTTCCCGGAATGAATCCTACCTTCAAAATACTATTCTTGACCTATTAAAAAAAGCCAAAGGCGAAGTTCAGGTAATTGTTACCCTCGATGGTTATTGGCCTTTGGAACCCGAGATTGTCGAAGACCCGAGAGTTATTTACATCCATTACAGCAACGCCAGAGGGATGAGAAATGCGATTAACTCCGGGGTTGCTATTGCTAAAGGCGAATTTATCTTAAAAACCGATGCACACTGTATGTTCAGCCAGGACTACGACGAGGTTCTAAAAGCCCAATGTGAGCAGGATTGGGTTTGTGTGCCAAGACGCTATGCCCTAGAACCCCAAAAGTGGCAAATCGAGGAGAGGAAGGACAATAAGTACCCAGTTGACTACTACTATTTAAATAGTGAGTTGCATGGTGTGGTGTGGGATGAGAAGAACCACGATCCAAAACTAAGAGAAAAGATGATTGATGAGACTTGTTCAAATCAGGGTTCTGTCTGGTTCATGCGGAAAGACTATTTTAACTGGCTTGAGTTGGAAGATGAAGAAATTTATGGGAAGTTTTTTAATGAGTTTCAAGAAGTGGGGTTTAAGTGTTGGCTGTCTGGCGGCAAAGTAATGGTCAACAAGGGGGTTTGGTATGCCCACTGGCATAAAACCGAGTCAAGGGGTTGGAGTTTGCCATCAGAAGAACAAACTAAAGCACAAATGGCTGTTGAGAAATGGCGAACTGGTAAAGTTTGGCATAAACAACGATATGAACTTAGTTGGTTAATAGATAGATTTAAACCTGTTCCTACATGGTAAAGTTTTCCAGCAAATACGATTTATTGAAATATTTTAACGAATTAGGCTTTAAAAAAGGAGCCGAGATTGGAGTGGCCGGTGGTCTTTTCTCGGAAGCAATGTGTCAAGCGATTCCCGACTTAGAACTTTGGTGTATTGACATCTGGCATCCATACAAAGGGAATCGTTGGTCAGGGAGTCGTGAACGCAACAAGAATGGTTTTAAAGCCGCCACTGAAAGATTGGCTAAGTATAACACCCATATTTTAAAGGAAATGAGTATGGATGCGGTAAAAAGATTTAAGTATGGCTCATTAGATTTTGTTTTTATTGATTCCAATCACGCTTTTGACTATGTAATGCAGGATTTAATTGAGTGGACAAAGAGAGTTAGGGTTGGAGGTATTGTTTCCGGCGATGATTACTACCCATTGAGGGGTGGCGGAGTGATAGAAGCGGTTGATGCTTACACGAAGGCTCATGGAATCAAGTTTAATTTAACCGATCCTTATTCGGAACATATAAGAGATAGGGGGGCTGACGAGCAACCCGTTTATTGGTGGGTTAAGGAGGTAAACCAATGATTACCAAAAATAACATGATCTTGGCGGCCACACACATACCACTTTTGGTAAGGGCGTTTACCTTGTCTGAAGGGGATGTGATTGAGATTGGGACGGGTTACTTCTCAACGGCGATTCTAAGGTGGCTTTGCGAGATGAGTGGTCGGATGCTTTATTCTTACGAAGCGAGTCCGTTTTGGTACATGAAAGCAACAAAAACTCCAAACTTTTATCATAAGGTGTTTAAAGTTGAGAATTATGATGAAGTCGATGTTAATCACCATTGGGGGCTAGCATTTATCGATCATGGGCCAGAAGGAAGAAGGCACATTGAGATTAAGAGATTAGCCAACTTAGCTGATTATATCGTTATTCATGATACCAACCCGGAGTTTGATAAATCATACAAATACAGTCGGATATGGGATTTGTTTAAGTATCGCTACAACTTTACCAAATATCACCCACATACGAGCGTGGTCAGTAATTTCTTTAGTTTGGAGAAGTTTGAATTATGACCGACATAAGCATTATTTACTATACGTCTAATACTATCCCCGACATTGTTGCGAGAAACATAAGGAGACATACTTTGGAAGTTACTGAGGGTAAAATTCCCATTGTTAGTGTTTCCCAAAAACCGATAGACTTCGGTACTAATATTTGTGTCGGAGAAATAGGCCAATCATACTACAATATGCACAAACAGGCCCTTATTGCGGCGATGGCAGTAAAAACAAAGTATCTTGCCGTCTGCGATGACGATACCCTTTATACCAAGGAATACTTTACCCACCGGCCAAGTACTGATGATACCTTCGCCTATAACTTAAACTGGTGGTATGCCGAGTCAACTCGGTTTTGGCACAAAAGACCCGGAGTGAGAGATACGGGGATGTGTCAGTGTATTTGCCCCACGAAAGAACTGATTGAAAATTACCAGGCAAGATTTGACCATTTTCCTCCTTTAGACCAAGATCAGGACAAATCCGCCCAAAGGCGTTGGATGGAACCGGGCAGGGATGATGAGTATTTTGGGATACCAAACGCCAAGGTTGAATACTTCAAGTCAAAAATACCTACAATCGTCTTTAATTACCGTTATTCCTTAGGGGGGAGAAGAAAGAGTTGGCATGGAAGAACTTTAGTGGATTCACTTCCTGTTTGGGGCAAGGCAACAGATTTGTGGCACGAATATTGGGAGGGCTCCGTATGATAGATAGTTGGGAAGAAGGAACAAACGAAGAGATCAGGTTCTGGAGAGAGTGGTTCCCCCGAAAAGGATTTATGTATCAAGGCGATAGAGAGTTAATCAAACTATTCGATCCGATGATTGGCGATAAGAAAGAGGTAAAAATTGCCAACTTAGGAGCTGGAGCGATAAACCTGATAGGAAACAAAAAAGAAGGGGTGGAAGTTACCATAATCGCTTCGGATGTCTTAGGGGACGAATACAAGCAAATCTGGGAAGAACTTAATATTCAAAGCCCCATTCCCATTGAGACACAGGATATGGCTTCTTTAACCTATGAGGATAACTCTTTTGACATTGTTTACTGCACCAACGCTCTTGACCATTGTCTTGACCCCCGGAAGGCCATTGAAGAAATGGTGAGAGTCTGTAAGCCTGGAGGCTGGATTTACCTCTGGCATCACGCCCACGAGGGTAAGAGATTAGGGTATCACGGTATGCACAAGTGGAATCTTGATGTGACTGGGAACGGGGATTGTGAGTTCTGGCTTAGGAATAGGGAAAAGGTCTTTTTGCTCTCCGAAGTTTATCCGAGATTCACCAATACTTTAAAGAAAGGAAACCGAGCGAGTTACATCACCTCAACCGCCCAAAAGAAATGAGAGAAGATTTAACCGCAATTTACTATACATCTTCACACCTTGAGGAAACTAATCCCTACTTTCTTAAAAATATTGAAGATCAGTTGCTTAAAGCACTTGATGGTTATCCTTTAATAATTGTCTCCCAAAAGCCGAAGATGCTGGGGGATAACTGCACTAATATCTGTATCGGCGAGGTCGGCCGGTCGCATTTAAATATCTATCGGCAGTTAATGATTGGGGCGAGGGCGGCCAAGACAAAGTATGTTGCTTCAGTCGAGGATGATATTCTTTACTCCTGGGAGCATTTCCACTGTAAACGGCCAAGCAAGGATGATGTGTTCCTTTATGATATGAACCGCTGGTCTATCTTCACCTGGTCTGAGCCGCCCATCTTTTCTTTCAGGATAGGAAGGAAGGTCGTCAATGCCCTGATTTCCCCAAGAGACTATATCGTTAGCGCTATGGAAGAGAGATTCGCCAAGTTCCCAGACGAAAGCAAGATTGATTTATCCAGATGGGGCGATCCGGGAAGATACGAGGAAAGATTGGGAGTAACGGTTAGAAACACCGAGGAATTTTATTCCAATCCGCCCATTATTCAATTCAACCATCCGGAGGGTTATGGCTTTATTAGGATACCGGAACGCAAGGATACCTCCAGGACAAGAGGTACGCATAAGTCTCTGGGGGCGTTAAGGGCTTTTGAAATACCCTTCTGGGGCCGAGCTGAAAAAATATTATCATATTGGGGGGATAATCCAAGACAATGATTGACTTAGCAACAACTGAATTTCTTAAAGACGTCTCGGGAGTAATCCACGTCGGGGCCAGTTATGGCCAGGAAAGAGATGTTTATGACCAATATAAATTGGACGTGGTTTGGGTTGAACCGACACCGAGGGTTTTCAAGTTATTAGCAAAGAGAATCAGGAATCATCCCAAGCAAAAAGCCTTCAGGTATCTGGTTACGGATATGGATGACAAAGAGTATAAGTTCCATATCTCCAACAACAGGTGCGAATCTTCCTCGATCCTGGAATTTAAAGATCACTACGAGCTTTGGCCCGACATAACCTATGTAAAGACAATTGCCCTAAAAGGAATAACCCTAACTACCTTATGCCGAAAAGAGAAGATCGACGTTAGCAAATATGAGGCGCTGGTTTTAGACACCCAGGGAACGGAAATGCTTGTCTTAAAAGGAGTGTTGCCTATTTTAGACAATTTTAAGTATATCAAGACTGAGGCGTTGGATTTTGAGGCATATAAGGATGGCTGTCTGGTAGGAGAGATCGAGTCCTTTATGCAACAACACGGATACCGGGAAATTGCCCGGCGGAATTTTGCCTTAAAAAAGGGTAGAAATCACGGTTATGACATAGTTTATAAGAAAAATGACGAATTTTAGTTTTTTTCACACAAGAGGCGGTTCGGGATACATCAGGGGCTATCAGATGGCTAAGTATCTCAATGGACTTCCCGGCCATACCGCCAAAGACAAACCACTAGAAGGATACGAAAACGATTTGTGTATTTATAGCAAGGTTGTCCCCCCGGAGAAACACCCGAAGTGGGTTTATTGCGATGTGGATGACTCCCCGAAACAATTAGAGTTCTTAAAAACTCACCCAGAGTTCGGGGTAATTGCCATTTCTCTCTATGCCAAAGAACAAATGAGCAAGATTCTTAAACGAGATGACATTATTTTTATTCCCCATCAGCATTGTAACTTTGAAAGACGCATCAGACCGCCCAGAGAAGTAAAGACAGTGGGGATTATCGGTCAAAAGAGTTCTTTTCAGTACCCGACGGACAAGTTTAGGAAGATGGTCGAGAGTATCGGGATGGAATTGAAGTATGAGGAAGATTATTGGAATGTTTACAAAGGTCATAAAGGTCGCCCTGAAATGAGGCTAAATGTGGCTGATTTTTACTATTCATTGGATGTTCAGGTAGTTTGGAGGCCGACAGTTAAGTGGTCGCTTCTTGCTCCTTTTGCCAATCCTAACAAATTGGGCAATTCCAGTTCATTTGGAATACCAACAGTCTCATTTCCTGAGAAAAACTACCTCATGGAGTTTGACGGATGTTTCCTTCCGGCCAACACAATAGACGAAATGATAATGTGGCTCGAAAAACTTAAAACTGACATTTTTCTTTACGATGATCTGGCGAGAAAGAACCTAGCAAGGTCGGAATTTTATCATATTGACAATGTTGCTAAAATGTATTTAGAGTTAAAATGAAAAAATCCTGCTCGATTACTGGTATACATGGCTTTCTCGGTAGCAATCTAAACAAGCGACTGCTAAAATTAGGTTGGAAGACCTATGAAACAATAAGACCGGATGTAGGGTACTTATTCCTCTTTGGTTCTCCTTCTTCTAACCACTGGTTTAAATATGCTTTGAGTTATAGTATCCGAGAAACTATCGAAAACTTCCTTAACGCCGTTGAATTCTGCCAACGAAACAACATTAAACTTATTTATCCGACGTCAGGGACGGTGAGTGAAGGAACGACGTCTTATGCCAAGTGTAAAAGGATTTTAGAGACACTGGCAAGTATCTACCCAAAGAATGTTTTAGGTGTCCGAATCTCGGCCGGGTATGGCGTGGGGGAGAGTCACAAAAAGGAATACTCAAGTATCGTTTACCTATTCGCCAAAGACATAAAAGAAGGTAGACGACCTATTGTTTGGGGGAATGGCGAGCAAACAAGGGATTTCATTTACATTGACGACATTATTGACAACATAATCAAGTTTAAAGACAAAGAGGGAATTGTCGAGATTGGGACTGGGGTTAATTATTCTCTTAATGATGTTATTAAGATGATAAATAAAGAACTTGGGACGAAAGTTAAGCCAAAGTACATCCCCAAACCGGAGATTTACATCGAACACACCGTTTGCAAGAACCCCTGTAATTATAAGGTGTCTCTTGAGGAAGGGATACAAAGAATTCTCGACAGCCTATGAACAAGCAAAAACAACTTTGGGACAAATTGGCGGAGGAAAACTCCCGATATTATATCAACTCTGATTATGGCCATGGGATAACAGAGGATAAGTTTAGGGAAAGTGGGGAAAGCGATTACAAAAAGTATATTCTCGAGGACACCCTCATCACAAAGAGGTTTAATTTAAAGGAATGTACTTTGCTGGAGATTGGTTGCGGAACGGGACGGATGACAGAATTCATGGCAAACGACTTTATGTTGGTGGTTGGGACAGATGTTTCCGGGAAAATGATTACAGAAGCGGCGGGGAGGCTTGAGGGATTATTCAATGTAGAGTTAATGGAAACCGACGGTCAGTCGATTCCCTTGCCTGACGACTTTGTGGACATCGTTTTCTCTTATCTTGTCTTTCAGCACATAAAGGATCGGGATGTTGTAGAGGATAACTTTAAGGAAATCTATCGGGTTTTAAGAAAAGGGGGAGTATTCAAGGTGCTAATCAGGTCTGACAAGGTTGACTTGAATAAATGGTGGGGAGGAGTTGAGTATACCGAGCAGTCAATAGGCTTTTTGATTAAGAAGATCGGGTTTGATTTATTAAAAACAGAACCAAGAGATGAATTTGGTTTCTGGCTATGGTTAAAAAAATGAACACAATCAAAGAAAAGTGGGAAAAAGGAAAGAAGATAAACCTTAACTGGTGGAGGGCTAAGTTGCCAACGAAAGCAAAGACATTCAATCACGAGTTTTCGTTGCCCGAGTATTTCAGGGAAATGATAGGGAAAAAGAAGGAAGTTTGGATTGCTGATCTCGGAGCTGGAGTGGTCTCCACAACGGGGAATACTTGGGAAGGAGTCGAGGTACATCTCTATCCTTCTGATATTTGGGCAGATGAGTATGTAAAATTTTATGAACTTTATGGAATTAAGCCGTACACACCCGTTGAGAAACAAGACATGGAAGATTTGACTTATGAAGATAAGTATTTTGATATTGTCCACTGTGCCAACGCCCTAGACCACTGTGTTGATCCAAAACGAGCATTGGAAGAAATGTACCGGGTTTGTAAACCTGGCGGTTGGATTTACTTACGCCACCTAGCACATGAAGGCAAAAACCATCGATACATGATGCAACACCAGTGGAACATTGAAAAGATGGGGGACGATTGCGAAATTTGGAATTATCAAGACGACTTTTTGCTCTCATCTGTTATTAAAGGGTTTCAGACGGTCGAGAAGCAAGAACTTTCCGATGAGCCGATTACTATTGTTTCAATCTTACAAAAATGAACGATTACACAATTTTATATTATACAAGTTGCAGAGAGGATGAATCTTTTGAGAAGAAGATAAAAGATAAACTTCTTTCTGTTTGTGGCGACATTCCCATTGTTTCTGTTTCTCAGAAACCGATAGACTTCGGAACGAATGTTTGTGTCGGGGATGTGGGAACATCCGACCATAACCTCTTTAGACAAATTTGGATCGGTTGCAAGGCGGCAAAGACTCCTTATGTGATCTCTTGCGAAGCCGATTGCCTCTACCCGCCGGACTACTTCCAATTTGTACCCGACGGCAAACAATGTTACCGTTTCAAACCGAGTTATGTTTTAGAAGCGTGGGGAAAAGATGGTTATGGCGGGTTTTTCCCCAAGGGGACGGCCCCATTCGCCCAGATAGCTAAAAGAGATTGGTATATCAATGAGATAGAGAAGGCGATGATTGGCAGACCTTATTGGAGTCCTGATGATAGGAACCGGGTAATGATATTTATGCAACAAGACTGGGAGACTCGTGAATTAAAAAACCCAATTATAACTTTGAAAACTGGTAAGGGAATGAGAAAACATACCCAAGTGAACGGGCCTTGTGTATTTGAACTTCCTTATTGGGGGGAATCTGAGAATTTGCGAAGGAAAATATGGGGATAAAGATTGTTGGGATGGGGTGGGTGGGGAAGGCAATGTCTCAGTTATTCC